TTGGACGGCGACGCCTGGAACCCCGCCTCCGGCGCCGACATGTGCGACCTCGCCGAAGCCCTCCACCAAGCCGGCCACCACCGCGAAGCCGCCGAAACCGCGGCCACCGCGATCCGCCTGCTGGGCGACGCCCCCTCCGTCTACCTCGACACCGCCCGCCGAATCCGCGCCGACGCCACCCTCGCCGCCGCCGGAGAATCCGACCGGGTCCCCACCCTCGTCGCCCTCGCCCCGTCCAGCGGCGCCGCGTTCGCCGAGCTGGTCGAGGAGTTCGCGCCGCTGATCGCGTCGTTCATCCGCGCGCACCGCCTGTACGGGGACGACGACGCCGACGTAGCGCAGCATGTGTGGGCGACGTTCGCAGCCAAGTCGGGGGAGATCACGACTCCGGCGGCTGTGGCGGGCTGGCTGCGGACGACCACGCACCGGGAGTGTCTGGCGGTGTTGGAGAAGCAGGGGCGGACAGTGCCGACGGAGGGGCCGTGGGACGGCTGGTGGGAGGACCCTGAGGTTCCTGACCCTCAGGAGCGGGAGGCGTTGCGGGCGGCGCTGGGCGGGCTGTCAGGCCGGGATCGGCAGTTGGCTGCCTTGCTCGCCGACGAGGTGTCGTACGACGAGATTGCCAAGCGCATGGGGATGGCTCGGGGGTCTATCGGGCCGACGCGACGGCGGATCATCGAGAAGCTGCAACGCCACCCGGCGATAGCCAGACTCAGGTAGAGGGCGACGAGAGGGAGACTCGAATGCCGAAGCCGTTCATCTGGAAGGACCGTGAGGTGGTCACCATCGGCGACCTCACCGACGCCATGTTCGCGATCCGCGACAAGGGCCGGGCGACGCGGTTCATGAACGCCTACCGCTCTGTCAACGAGCACGCCGACGCCAACGTCGGCTACGTCCTCGGCTACATCGAGCCGCCCGAGAAGCGCCACCAGATGTACGACCTGTTCCGCGTCGAGCATCCGGTGTTCGGCGGCAGGCCGTGAGATGCCGCAACCTTGACGACGACTCTCTACTCCTCGCCGCGTCCTACGGGGAACTCGTCGGGGCAGCCCGCCTGCACCCACTCGTCCAAACAGGCGATCAGACGCTCATCCGAAGCAGGAATGGTGAAGTTGTCGCCGGCCGAGGACGGGTCGACAAGCCCACCATTCCCGCCCGTTGCCGTCACGTCCGCACGCGTGGGGCGCCGATCCCGCCCGGGATCGCGGACTGGATCGCCGGGTCCGTCGTCCCCCTGTGCACCCCGAAGTAGGCGAGGACCGCCCACCCGAACGTCACCACGAACCCGACTACCGCGTCCAACGTGAACACCCCGCCGCCAGCCACCGCCCCCTCCACCAGCGCCGCAGCCGCGGCCAGCGCGACGAGGGTCAACTGCTTCACGGCGGGTGACGCGAGCTTCGCCGTCGCCACCGACACGAGCATCGGCAGCACCGTCCCGAGGACGAGGGCGAGGACGGTGAGGTCCAGGTTGAACAGGACGTAGTCGCCGCCGTCGGACACCACCTCACCGGGCGGCGCAAGCTCCTGCGCGCCGGCTGCGGGGGCGAGGAAGGCGAGGACGGCGAGTGCGGCAGCCGCGACGAGGACGAACCATTCGCCGAGGCCGAAGCGGTGACGGGTCATGTGCTCTTGGGTAGCGGGCCCGGGTTTAGCGGGAACGGATGCAGGGACAGGCGGGACGTGGGAGAATGAGCAGGACGGCTTGTGGTGAGCCCATCGTTTCCTCCTTGTAGCCGGGGCGGCGCACGTACCGAGTGGTTCCTCGTCCGGGAAGCCGAGACGGAACTGGCCGCGGTGCGCGTCGCGCAGTTGTGGGCGTCGGTCGTCGAGGAGCGCAGGCTGCTCGCCATCGCCATGGACGAGACAGCGGCCGCCCTCCGCGCCTTCGCCGAGGCGTGGAACAGCGGACCGCTCTGGAATTGAACCGGCGCTAGACGCGACGAGGCCCCGCTCACGAAGGAGCGGGGCCAGTTCGTCGCGTCAAGGGCCGTCTACCGCCGCGACGCCGGTCCTCGTCCTCGTAGTCGACGTGGGCGGGCGGCAGCCGCCACGGCGCGTACTGACGCCGATAGGCGACCAACGAGAGCCCGAGAGCGGCGGCACGCTCCTGCTCCCACGCCTCGTCAACCTCGGCCTGCATGGCCCGACCGTAGTCGGCGACGCCTACTCGAAACACTCTAAACCGAGACTCTAAACGAGAAGTTTAGAGTAGGCGGGTTCAGTACCAGTGGTTGCCGCGCATCAACCGCCTCCCTTCCGCCGATCAGTCCTCCGGAACCGCTTCCCATCCCAGCGCGTCGAGGCCGCCCGCCTCCCGGATGGTGCGGTACACGTCCGCCGACGAGTAGGCGGCACGCGACGGGCAGCAGGGCGGCGAGCCGTAGGCCGAGCGGGTTCTGCCACAGAACAGGCACATGTCGTCAGCCACGACAGCCTCCTCAACCTCCCGGTGGCGTCGGCGTCGGACACAGCAAGTCGGCCGCCAGATAGTCCTCAGCCGCCTGCTGCAACGGGACAGCGTCGCCGATCAGCTTGTCGGCCCGGTCCACCAGCGCCACCACATCGGCGTCCGCCGCGTCCGCCCGGTCAGCGACGATCCTCACGATGCTCGCGATCAGGAAGGAGTTCCCCGCCGTCTGACGGGCGTTCAACGCCCCCACCTCGCGGGCCAGCTCCGACACGCACTCCCGGTTCTCGGCGACCGCCACCGTGTACGCCTGCTCACGGCGGGCCTGCCGGTCCCGGGCCTGAGTCGCCCGGAGATTCACCACCACCACCCCGCCCACCGCGAGCAGAAGGACGATGGCGACGGCGAGGACGGCGACGGTGAGGTGCCGCCAGAACCGCTCCTCCCGAAGCTCGTCCGTGGCGTCGGCGACCGCCCGGATCACGGGGTCAGCCATCTCGGCCTCGGTCAGCCTCCGTCTGCTGTCGCTCCGCCCGTTCCAGCCGCTCACGGTGCTCCTCGACCGCCCTCTGATGCTCGTCCAACACCCGGCAGAACGCCGCCTCCAACCGGTCCAACCGGTCCGGCCGCCGCGACTGCCACGGCCACCTCACCGGTCCTCCAGCCGCCGCTCCGCCCGCTCCAAGAAGAAGATGAGCCGGGCCACCTGCTCCGGGGAAGGAAGCGAAGTGACCCGCTCGAGGACTTTCGACGACGCCGCCAGCGCCGCTGTCGACTCGGACAACGCGGGAAGCGCCTGCTCCAACTGCTTCGCGGCCCGCTCCCGTTCCTCGCGCAGCTCCTTGCGCTGGTCGAAGAACAGCCAGAGCAGCAGCGCCAACGGCAGCGCAGCCGGCCCATAGAAGGCGACGAGGGCCGCCCAGTCGAACGACAACAGTCACCGTCGCTTCCCGTGGTTGTCGGCCGATCGGCCCACGTCACCTCCACGCCGTCACGTATCCGGATGGTCGGCGGCGGCTCTGTCTTGTCGGGTGGGCACGCGCTCGGCGTACTCACTACGGTCGTCCATCTCCGGTTCCCTCTCAGCCAGGGGATCGGGGTACAGGCCGGGGCGTCTGTTCACGCAGGCGTCCCGGCCGCCTCCTTATTGCGTGTGGCCCCGCCGGTGGAACAGGTCGAGGTAGTCGGCGAGCACGTCGACGGTCGACTTGCCGTGCTCGATTCCGACCGACGCGCACGACGCCCGCAGGCCCGGCTCACGCAGACGCGCGAGGCAGGCGTCGCAGTCCGGCCACTGGCCGCCGAAGCCGTCGTCGTACCAGCGGAGCGCCTTCGTGGCCGTGGGCATCACGCTGCCGGCACGAACTCCGGCGGGTCGCCGAACACCGACGGATCGCCGCCGGCTGAACGGAACGACGCCAGACCCTCGGCGCGCTCATGCAGGATCGCGTCGCGCTGCGGCCCCGGCGGCGTCTTGATGAGGTCGATGTCGGCGGCGGCGATCTTCGCGCTGGCGGCGTTGCGGCGGGACAGGTTCGTCTCGGCCGCCGAGGCGGGGTCGGCGGCGAGCGCAGCCTTGACCTTGTCCTCGACGACCTGGGCGATCTGCTCGATCGTGATACCGGCCAAGGGGTCCTCCTCCTCGTTCGGGTTGACGCTCAGGTACGGCTCGGCGGCGGTGAAGTCGCCGGGGTCGCGGTGGGTGTTCTCGGTGACGTGCTCGTGGCCGCAGATGCCGTCCCAAGCGCGCCACTCGTCGGGGCTGAACCGGCGCGCCGCGGGGAGGTCCGGGTACTTCGCCCAGCCCTGCGGCGGGAACCTGAGAGTGCAGTAGCCGTGGTCGATGCACCACCACACCAGCCGGCGAAGCGTCACCTTCTGGGCGTCGGTGAGGCCCGCCCAGCCGCCGGAGGCGACGCCGACGATCTCGACCTGCACGACGTTCCAGCGGTTCGTCTCGACACCGCCCGGCGGGTTCAGGAGCGCCCGGCTGGTCCGCCTCGCGGAGCAGTGGACGTAGAGGGTGCCGTCACGGTCGAGGGTCCACGTTGGGAAGTTCGGGTGGCCGAACCCGTCGTAGGTGGTGGCGCCGTTGTTGATGTCCTCGCGGAGGGTCGGGTGGTACCAGAGGCTTTCGGTGGTGTGGAGCACGAGCCGGTTCTTGATGCCCGGCATGTCGGCGCCCGTGAGGGACAGCGAGGCGAGGTCGAGGACGGCCCACGGCGGGAACTCGTCGGCCGGGAACCCGGCCTGCTCGGCGGTTCGGCTCATGCGCGCATCTCCTGCTCCCAGCGGCGGCACCACTCGTCCACCGCCTCCCCGTCGAACGGCTCACCCTTTGGCTCAACCCGACCCGCCAACCACCGAGCAGCCGACTCCACGCCCCGCAGAACGTCCGCCAACACAGCGCGGGCGACCATCAGCAGGGCACGCTCCACGGGGGTCACGCACTCTCGCTAACCCGCCGCGAAACAGGATCATCGGATGCAGGGCGCGCCGACCCCCACCCCGCACGCGGCTTCGTCTTTCCCGACACGATGTTCCGGGCGTACGTCTCGGACACGTCGAACCGAGCGGCCAGCAGCCGGAACGGCACCCCCTTGCCGTGCAGGCGACGCATCTCGTCAGCCACCTCCACCGTCACACCCGGCGAGCGCGGCTTCCGCTTCGACGCACGCGTCGGCTCAGGTGGGCACCACGACTCGATCTCGGGCCGGCCGTCGCGGAAGTCGGCGAGCAGCCGGTACAGGTCACCGTCCGACAGGTGGTCGTAGCGGCCGCCGTGCACCTTGCGGAGCCGGTCGTCGCACCACGCCGCCACCTCCCGTTGTGGGAGGCCGGCGAGCTTGTCGGTGAGGTGCGGGTTGCCAGGGTTCGGGTCGGGCACCGCCCAACCTCCGGGGTGCGACGGGCCGCCCTGACGGCAGCGACCGTCGCCCCAACCCCGCTCCGCGGCGAGGATGCAGGAGGCGTAGAATGGTGGCCGTCCCGGGAGTGGAGACCCGGACCCCGCTAACAAAGGAGAGCCAGCATGGAAGCCCCGGCCCTTCTCCACAGTGGGGCCGGGGGCACCACCCCCGTCGTATCCGACCGCGGCGTCGGCCTCTCTGATCTGACTGTCGGATGGGCGCAGGGGAGGCTCGCCGCTTCCCTACCCGGCCGCCGGCCCGGCGTGTCCCTCCAAACAGGGGCCGCCCGGCGCACCCTCTGAGCCGGGCGGCCCCAGCCGGAACCTACGGCGGCATCCGGAAGCGACGGCCTACACGACCACCCAGACAGCGCCGTCCCACCGTTTCAGCGGCTTCGACTCCCACGCCGACCCGGTCCACACCATGAACGGTGTCGCCACCCACGCCGTACCATCCCACCGCTTCAACGCGGTGACCGTCACGGCGTCCAGGGAGCCGGTGGCGCCGACGGCGACCGCAGCCTTCCCAGCGAACGTCGTGAGTCGGGTCGCCGTCCCGGTCGCACCCGCGGCGGCGACGGCTGAGGCAGCGAACCGGCGTCGCAACCGGAAGATCGCAGCCACCCCGGAGTCGGCGCCGTTCGCTGTGCCTCGGAGGCCTGCTGTGCGGGCGACTGTCGCCTTCGCGGCCCCCGCCGCGGGTCCACGGCTCGACAGTCCCCGCAGGAGGGTCGGCGCCGCCCTGGCCGCCCCCGCCGTCGCCGCAGCCCCGGACAGCCCGGTAGAGCGACGCAGCGTCCCCGCGGCGCCGCCAGCGGCCCCAGCGGTCGCTGACAGGCCTCTCGTCGCCACGAGGGACCCCCCCGACGACCCGGCCGCCCCGGCTGTGGCGACGACCGACCGGACGACGGACAGCGACCCGGACCCTCCCGACGCCGAACCCGACGAGCCGGACAGGTCGACAACGACTGCGGGCTGTTCGATGATGCTCGACGGCGCCGGAGCCGGGCCGGGCGGGATGACGAGCTCCTGCGGGGTATCCGCCGGGAGGATCTGGCCGTGGCCGGCCGCCCCCGCCGTGGCGCCCATGTTCGCCGACCCGGTGCGGAGGAACGTCGCAGCCGGGGCGCCGCCTAGGCGCTGATGCGGCACGGTCTACGCCTGGATCTCGGACCAGACCACCGTCGTGAAGATCTGGGCGGCACCGGCGATCACCGGCGTGACGAGGATGACCGACGTGGAGCGGGGCACGTCCAACCCCTCAGGGAACACCCAGTGGAGGCCGGCGCCGATCGCGGCGGGGAGCGCCTGCCGGCGGAGCCGGCTCGCCGCGGTGAAGGTCGGGGCGGCGGTGAACGCGTTGGAGAAGACGCCGGTGAGACCCGAGTTCGCTATGTTCGGGTTCTCCTTGTTCGCCGCCCCGAGCGTCGGCGCGTTCGACCCGCCGGTCCCCTGAGCGGTCGCCCGGTGAAGCTCGACGTTCGTCGCTGTCGCCGCGCCGAGCGTGACGATCAGCTCGTGGATTTTCGCGACGACTGACGCGCCGTTGCGGAACTCGAAGAACGGGGTGTCGAGCGCCGGGGCGGCGGACGTGAGCGTCGCTGCTGAGTAGCGGTCGGCCATCAGAACGTGTCCGTCGGGTCGCCGAGCTGGATCGTCAACCCGGACGCGGCGAACGAGGCGGTGTCGCCGGAGGTGATCGACTTCGACGTGGTCAGCGCCCCCCAAATCTGGACGGTGCCACCCGACGACGCGGCGAACAGGCCGAAGTGGGTGATCGTGCCCCACGACCCGGTCGCCGCCGGGAAGGTGATGGCGTTGGCGTTCGACTTCGTCGCCGGGGCCGTCCCCGTGGCGGCGGCCCAGTCGGCGGCCGCGGTGGAGACCCGGGCGTAGCCGTTGCCGGACGGTTCCGTGAAGTTCCCGCCCGCGTCGGTCGGGGTGGTCGTGGAGAGGGCCACGAACCAGTTGGCCGGCGGGGTGTAGGTGCCGTCGTTGAGGACGTGGTCGAGGATCGCCTGTTCGAGAGTGTCGATGAACCCTGCCATGTCAGCCGTCCGTGAAGTGGTCGTCGCAGAGCTGCGCGAGTTCCGACGGGGGGAGGTCCGAGCGGCGGGTGCCTGCGTCGAGCCGCTTGAGCGGCGATCCGGGCGGGTCGCCGTCGCCGGCCACCATCACCGGCTTGGCGAGCACCTTCGGCTTGGTCATGGCTGCTCCTACTATGAGGTGTCGACCCAGAGGTCGTTGACGGCCGGGGATACCGGGGCGGTAGGGCCGACGGTGAGCGAGGCGGCGTTCGACGTGAGGAACCCGGTGAAGTCGGGGGCGGCTGCGACGGTGCCGGGGACGCCGACGGGGACGAAGTCGGTTCCGCCATCCATCGTCGGCGCCAACGCGATCCGCGCCCCCACCTCCGGCAGATCGGTCCCGAACCACGGCACCACATACCCGTCCACCGCCGACCCGATCGACACCGTCACCGTCGACGCGTCCGAGTCGACCGCGGTGACGGTGCCGTAGACGAACCGGCGGCGCGGCGGGCGGGACGCCTCGACATCCTTTGCGAGCCGTGAGGTGACGGCCCGGGCGGCGCGCTCGGCGGCGCTGCTCACCCGGTCACCACCCGCCGCCGGCAGCCCACCCGCATCGGCTCCGCCGGATCCGTCGAGAAGTCCAGCTCGTCGATCACGTACTCACCGTCGATCCCGCGGGACGGGTAGCGGACCCGGATCACGTCGCCCACGTCGTGCGCCGGGTTCACCGGAGCGGACATCGTCAGCCGATGCTGCGAGCCGAGCGCCTCGCGGAGCAGGCCCCGGGCGGCGGCCTCGGCTTGCAGGTTCGTCATGACCTTGTCGTCCGACTCGGTCTGAGCGTGGTTCCCGTACGGCCCGTCGCGCCTCGTCGGGGAGGTCGGGTCCTCGTCCCACGCTTGGCCGATCACGTCGGCCGTCAGCCGGCTGTTCGTGCCCTCCACGATGATCCCGTTGGGCACTTGGCGGGGGTCGGCGGCGAGTTCCCGGACCACGTCGAACACGACGTTGTCCACTCCTTCCACGTATTCGAGGATGCGGGTGGCGTCCTCTTGGGTGTCGCGCAACTGGAATTGGCCGGCGGCGTTGACGGCGAGGTCGTGGCCGCCGGATTCGGCGAGGTCGAGGAGGAGCGACCAGTGGTCCTCGCCGTAGGGGAACACCATCGGAGGGACGGTCCACGGGGAGGTGATGGCGACGAGTTCGGCGGCCTCGTAGCGGGCGGTGAGGACGCGTCGTACGGCTTCGTCGATGGTGATGCCGGAGGGGATCACGTAGGGGTAGGGGGCGCCGGGCTGGACGTTGACGGAGCGGTCTTCGCCTTCGGTGGGGATGGAGCCGAGGCCGTCGTCGTCCATGCTGACGAGGCGGTAGATGCCGGCGGGGGCGAGTTCTTCGGTGCCGTCGTCGTAGGCGAAGCCGATGCGGACGCGTATCTCGGTTCCCCATGGGGAGAAGCGGGCGCCCGCGGCGGTGGGCCAGAGGGTGCCGTCGGGGTCGAGGGCGGTGAAGGTGACGGAGCGGCGGGTGGCGTCGCTGAGGCGGACGTTGATCTCTGCGGAGGTGAAGGGGATGGGGTCGCCGACGGTGTTGCCGCCGGTGACCACGTCGACGTAGGCGACCTGCTTGGCGGTGCCGGTCCTCGCCGTGGTGAGGAACAGGTCGGACACGGGCCACATCAGAGGACCGTGTCGTCGTAGGATGGGCGCATGGCTGAGCCGGTTGGTCCGCGTCGCGAGGGTGAGACGGTCGAGGAGTGGCAGCGACGGGTCGGGGAGGCGTGGGGCGACGTGGTCGCCGCCCAGCCGCCTCTACGGGAGCGGCCGTTCTGGCCGGCGGACACGCACGACCACGGACTCGCCGTCGACGTGCTGACCGAGACCGCTGAGGCCAACGCCGCCGACATGCGGGACTTCGTGAAGAGCTGGCAGTTCCCCGGCGTCGAGAGCGCCGAAGAGGCCGGGCGGCGCATCGGTGAACTGATCAGAAGCGGACGCTTCGGCGAGGCGTCCGCCGAGTGAGCGACCTGCACCCCCCGTTCGTTGCCGCCTTCGACCAGTACCAGGCAGCCGTGCGGGACACTGGTGGCCCCACGATCCGCTCGTCGTACCGCACGCAGATGAGCGTCGCCGTGCGCTGGATCGCGCAGTGGCTCTCCCGTGGCGGCTCGCTGAATTAGACCCATCAGGGCCTCGCCACTTCGACGTAGTCGACGGTGTGCTCGTAGAAGTGGCGGGTCGGGAACGGCTCGTCCAGCCGGGGTGCGGCCCGCACCTGCCGGCGTGACCGGTCGAGCGGCACGAAGTAGGTGTTCTCCCCGAGGACGTGCCGGAGGAGGAGCGGGCGGCCGTCGGCGGTCAACGCTCTGAGCGCGTCGTGGGCGGCCTTGTCGAGCGTGCGGAACGGGAACGTGCCGGTCGCCGCCTGGCGGGTGGCGACCCGGACGATCGGGTCGGGGCGGCCGTCGGCGTAGAACACTCCTGCGGGGAGGGCGTCGGCGTCTTCCATGTCGATCGGGGCGACGGGGACCGCTGAGCCGCGGGTGGTGGGGTCGGACAGCCAGGCGTCGGTGACGCCGAGCAGGGTGAACCCCGTGGACGGTCCCCATTCGCTGCTCACGTAGCCGGGGGTTTCCCGCCAGACGCGGAGCCGGTAGAGCCGCTGACGGTTGGCGGGGAGTTCCTCGTCGGTGGCGGCGCCGAACAGGTTCTCGGAGAGGGGGAGGACGGTGGCGTCGCGGACCGGCTGCCAGGTGACGCCGTCGTCGTCGGAGAACTGGATTTCGGCGTAGTGGGGGACTTCGACGGTGAGGTCGGCGGCGGCGAGGGCTTGCACGTCGGTGAGGGACGCGAAGGCGGGGGGGTTGGCGCCGATGGAGAACAGCCACGCCTGCTGCGGCGGGCCGGTCGTCTCGACGTACGGCACCCACGCGTAGCCGCGGGCGGAGGCGAGGGCGATGCCGCCGACGGCGGGTGAGCCGGACGAGGCGAGAGCGCCGACGTTGAGGTCGATGTAGTCGTGGGGGGTGACCGGGGCGACGCGCAGGGAGGCGAGGTCGACGGCGATCTGGTCGCCGTTCGTGGCGCCGCGGAAGCGGACGACGACCTTCGCCTGCGTGGCCGTCGACGGCGACAGGGTGGCGGCGTGGACGCGGTGCGGGTCGACGGTGTCGGCCGGCCGCCACGGTCCCGTTCCGGTGCCAGCCGGGGCTAGCGCGTCGGTGAGGGGGACGACTTCGATCCGCACGTCCCTGGCGACGGTGACCGCAGTGACATCGGCGTAAGCGCCGATCGTGTACCTGCCGGTCCGGAACTCGGCGGGGATCGGCACGACATCCGACTCCCACTCCGCTTCGCTACCGGCCCCGGCTTTCGTGGCGACCAAACGGCCGCCGTTGTCCGTGGAGTGGTCGATGCCGGCGGTGCCATCGGGGGACGACCAGCCGGTCACGTCGACAACGAAGGTGGGGTTGTCGAGCAGTTCCGGTCGGGCGAGAAGCGGCGACTCGGGGGTGTAGACGTTGACGTAGCCGCCGAGCTGGACTTCCCACACCCGGCCGGACGCAGAGTCCACAGCGATGTCGGCGGTGGCGCTGTTCGTCCCTGATCGTGGCGGGAGGGCGAGTGTGTCGGGCGTCGGCTGCACCCCGGCCCGGTTCTCCCATCCTGACGACGCCTCGGCTTCGGTGTACAGCGCGCCGGCGGGGCAGTAGACGTGCGTGTCGCTCGCGAACGTCGGTGTGACACCGGCGGCACCCTTCGAGGTGAGCCACAGGGTTCCGTCCACCCACCAGACGGCGCGGCCGAACTGCCGGTCGAAGTCGGCGTCGTACGTCTCGGCGCCGGTGAGGAAGTCGTTGACCGGAAGGAACGCCGCGGTCAGCGGCTCCACCGTCCCGGCTTCGCGGTCGAAGGTGAACACCTGCGCCATGTTCGGCCAGTCGTCGGCGCCTACCGCCGTGTCGTACACGACCGAGAACCGCTGGCCGTCGTCGGCGTCGATCACCGGGGACGCGGCGACGTGGATCGGCGGCTGCTCCAGCAGGTCGCCGCCGTCGGTCTCCATGTCCGGCAGTTGGTAGTAGGCGACCGCCGTGCCGGGGTCGTCGGCCACGTCGAACACGGCCAGCGCGCCGGACCGGCCGCCCGCCGGGAAGTCCTGCACTGCGACGACGACGTGTCGGCCGTCGGCCAGCAGGGCGCTGTTCACGAACGTTCGTACCGCCCGGTACGTCTCGCCGTGGCTGTTCGTCGCCTCGGGGAACAAGGCGTCGGCGTCGGTGGCGCCCAACGAGACGACCGCCTTGTCGTACAGGTCGGCCGCGGTGAACGTCAGCTTCGGGTCGGCCACCAGCCGGCCGGTCGCCACCTTCTTCCTCAACCCGGCCATCACCGGGAGGTGGCCGTCGGCGGCGACGTTCTGCCCCGAGTACGGCTGCGGGGAGAACGCGACGAGCCGCTGACCGAGCGGGGACCGGATGCGGTGCCACCGGCCGATCGGGGCGCCGCCGTTGCCGGTCGTCCCCGACACGGAGAGGTCGCCGGTCGTCGTCGGGAACTCCACCGTGTAGGGCGTGTCGCTGCTCGGGTCGAACACGGGGGCTGACATCCGCGACGGGGCGCCCGACGTGGCTCGCACGACCTGCCCGTCGGGTGCGACCGTCGGCGGCCCGGCCCCCGCGCTGTCGGGCTGCGCCAACCCTGCGACCGCGTGCGTCTCCCCGATGTGGGCGCGGGGCAGCGGCGACGCCCACGTCCCGAACGACCCGGACGCCCCGTACACGGTTACGTCGACCGGGTCCACTTCCGGCACCGCCGCCATCAACGCCACCCCTGGCGCCGACAACGCCGCGGTTGCCGGGGCGAAGAACGCGAGCAGCACCGCTGCCTGCACCGCTCGCCCCTCGTCCAACAGGTGGCACGAGGTCTCCTGCACCAGCCGGGCCTCCACAAGCGGCATCACCGGCCCCACCAGACACCCCTCGTCGGCGACCAGATGGGCGACGATCCGCTCGGTGATCTGCACCGACTCGTCGTCCACCGAACAGCGGGTGCCCTCCTCGTAGTAGGGCATCGGCGACACGTAGATGGGCACGTCGTACAGGCCCCGCATCGCCGTGACGAGGTCGTCGGCGAACCCGGCCAGCTGCGACTCGGTGTAGAGGAGCACGTCGTCCTGGTGGAGCAGCACCTGGAACCACCACACCACCGGCTCCGGCGTTGTCGCCTCATACGACACGAGCGCCGCCCACCGGTCGGCGAACTCCTCGTGCCAGTTGCCGAGCGTGCCGCCGTCGTACACCGGCACCCCAGCCACGCTGTCCGGGTACCGCAAGTCCCACCCTGAGTCGGGCTGCTCGCGGCCCGCCTCGTTCGCCGCGTGCCGGGTCAACGACCCGCCCATGATCGCCTTCCGGCCCGCGCCCACCCCGACCGGCGTACCGATCGTCAGTCGTGCCGCCGGCCCCGGCACCGACCCGTCCTCCACGACCACCAGCGGCGGCGCCGACGGGTACACGACCGCCTGCTGCCAGTCGATCTCGTACCACTCGGACACGCGCCCGGCGGCGTCCGTCGCCCGCCCGACGATGATGTACCGGCCGTTCGGCAGGTCGACCGTGAGGTCGTAGTACAGGACCGGCCCGAGGACCGTCGCCTCCACGAGCGCCGGAGAGGTGGCAGCGTCCCACCCGGCGATGAGCCGCTGCGCCTTCGTGAAGATGCGGAACTCCCACGACGCCAGCGGGTCGCCCTCCGCGTCCAAGTAACGGGGTATCACACGGGGGCGGGTCGTGTCGGTCACCGTGTGCCGCGGGGCGACGATCTGGAACTCGGGTGGCGACGACGCCACCACCAGATGCGGCACCCCGTACAAGTCCAGCGCCCGGTAGATCAGCGGGTCCGGGTCGGCGGAGCGGACGACGAGGTCGCGGTACTGGCCGGCCTCGTCGTGCAACTGGATCGACGACGGATCCATCCCCCCGAACGGGAACAGCGTCCCGTACCGGTCGAGGAGATAGCCGCGCTGGCCGGCCGGGTCCGACCAGGACGCCGGGTCCACCCACATGCCGACGATCCGGTCCCAGCCCTCGGTGACCTTCGGCAGCGGGCCGGCGGCGATGCGGGAGCCCGCCCGGGCGAACAGCGTCCCGTTCCCCGACGCCACGATGTGCTTCTTCGACGTGTAGTCCATCGCGAAGCAGCGGGCGAAGCCGCCCGGCGTCAGCACGTCCGACTGGCCCGTGATCGCCGGGGCGCCGCCGATGTTCTCAACCTGGCCGAACCAGTTCATCCGGTACCCGGCACCGGTGGCTGCGCCGGACCACGCGAAGTCCCGCCACTGCTGGTCCGCCGTGATCGTCGGGTCAGCCTCTGTCGCCGCGCCGAACGCCCGGGCGTGGCCCCGCGCCGTCCCCACATACCCCGACGTGGTCAACCAGTCGGTCACCTGCAACGACACCGCCCGGTCGTCGTCCGACGGGAACCAGTCGATCGGCTCCGGAGACACCATCCCGCCCCGAGGCCGGACGACCGCGTCGGACCACAGGGTGAGCATCTGCTCGCCGTCGGTCGGGTGAATGTCGAACGCGACGGCTTCGGCCATCAGCGCGGCCTCCTCGTGAACCCGCGGCGCATCCGGTTCACCCCGTCGACCATGACCTCGGACGCCACCACCCGCGACTCGACCCGGACGATATCGGTGATCTCCCGGTCCCCCATGAACACCCGCGCTTCGACGTTCACGTTGACGTTCGGCATCCCGACCGGCTCCGGCGCGCCCGTCCCGTTGTACGCCAACGACAGGCCCTGAGGGAGCCAGCCGCCCTGGTCGTAGGAGAACGGGGTGAACGATCGCGGCATCCCGACGACCTCCATGTGCCACGGCTCCCGCGGCACCGGCCAGTGAACACCGAGCGCGTAGCCGACCGGCCGGTCATAGGCCGTCGAATCGGGGGCGTGGTCGATCGCGAGACCCAGCTGGTGGTTCGACGACCCCGGCGGGGCGACCAACGTCAGCGACGGGTCGCCGGCCAGGTACCTCGCGTACAGGGCGGCCTGCTCGGCGTACGACCGGTAGCCGGACACGATGTAGTGCCCGCCGCCGGTCAGCGCGTTCCACAGGTTGAACTTGCCGAGCAGGATCGGGTTGAGTCCACCGGCGTCACCGGCGAACGACGTGGCCGCCAACGTCCGGTCGATCCACGCCCCCACCTCGCCGCGCATGTACTCCCAGCCGGCCTTGTAGCCGGTCTCCAACGGGAACGCGAGCGGGTCGAACTCGGGGGTCGGCGGCAGGTCGGCGGACGACATGAACATGTTCGCGAAGTCGCCGGTCAGCACCCCACCCGTCGCGAACCGGCGCACCCGGAACTCGTCGGGCACCCGGTCCTTCGGGAGGACCGCCATGTCGTACCAGTCGGCCGCCACGTTGAGGATGGCTCGGCCACGGGACCGGTCGCCGAACTTGGGAAGGTACGCCTCCCCACCGGTCTCGGGCTCGTTCCACAGCCGGACCACCCGGCCGTCGCCGATCTGCGGCGAATGATCTTCGAACACCGCCCCCCGAGCGTTGGCGTACACCGTCACCCGTGATGCCCCGACCGCACCCAAGAGAGGGTTGATCCCTTCTTGGAGTTCAAGGCCCGCCGCACGCGTCACGTCGCGGACGATCCCAGGGGTCACACCGAGCCGGGTAGCGATCGCCCACACCGTCGCCGCGGCGCCGAGGTCGGCTGCGGCAGTCATGATCCGCATGCCGGTCGTCTGCTCGGCCCCGGCGTTCGCCATGATCGTACGAACCTCGGCCGGCGTCAGACCCAGTTCGTCGGCGACCGACCGGTAGGTGGCGTGTGCCCCTTGACGGGCGATCTCGTTCATCACCCCCATCTGCAACCCGAGCAAGCCGTTCGCCTCCGAGATGATCCGCTGCACCTCCTGCGGCGTGACCCCGGTCTCCTCAGAAATCGCTTCGGCAGTGGCTCGACCGCCCTGTCGGCCATAGGCAGCCATCACCTGCATCTCCGTGTCCACGGCTCCGGCTGCGTTCGCCATCTGCGGCTTGACCACGTCGTTGACGAACGCCTGCAATTCGGCGTCGGACGCCTTCGCCATTTCAGCGATCAGACCGGCCGCTTCCGGACCCCACCCGGCCATCTCGGACGCGACATCCTCGCCGGCCCGCATGGCGATGATCCCGAGGTTCGTGCGCCACTCGGTCTGCGCCTGCACCTGCTCGCGCAGCTTGTCCATGTACTCGTCGATCGCGGGCACCGCCCGGTCGCGGAAGTCCTCCCACGACGTGGCCGCCTTGTCAGCACCGTCGTGGGTGGCGTTCCACCACGAGATCACCTCGTTGGCGTTGTCCGACAACTCCTGAGCGTTGTCCTGCAACAGGTCGTTCCACGTGCCGACCGGGTCGAGGAACGAGTCGTTGATCCCCTCCAACGACTCCAGCCACTTCTCATGCGCGTCCCGGGCCGCCTTCGCCGCCTCCGTCTCGCCGCCCAACTGCTCCTCAAGGTCGCCCACGTCCTCGCCGAGATCGCCGGTAGCGTCGCTCAGATGGCCGGTCGTCTCCACGCTGGCCTGCTGCTCCGCCTTCACGGCCTGCAACGCGGGGAGCAGGTCCCGGTAGGCGCCCGACAGGTCGATGTCGTACCGGTCGGCGAGTTCGCGTACCGCCTCCTCGGACAGGCCGAGAGCGGCGGTGAGGCCGGGCATCGACTCCTTCCAGCCGGTCAGGTTCCTCTGGACGACTTCGGCTTCGGCGCCGGCCATCCGCATGCGGAACACAAGCCGGTCGAGGGCTTCGCCCATCTCGTTGGCTTCGCGCTGCGACTCGGAGGTCTCCCACCACGGCTGGATGTTCCAGAAGCCGGGGTCGGCGGCCTGCTGCGCTTCCCGCACCTGCTCGCTGAGACGCTCGACGGCGGTGCCGAGGTCTTCCATGTTCGTGAGGTCGAGGTCGGCGGTCGCTGACGCGACGACTTCGGCGACTTCGGCGTCGATCCGACCGAGTTCGGCGGCGACGACGCCGAGTCCCACTGCGGCAATCGCCGCGGCCGGCCCGACCTTGCCGAGAACGGTGTTCGCCGTGGCGCCAGCGGTGCCCATCGCGGCAAGCGCCTCTCGGGCGGCGTCGACCTTCGGCTTCAAGTAGGCGATGCCGCCGCCGAGGAACAGGAGGCCGCCGCCGAGGCCGGACACCGCGGTGGCGGTCGTCTGGATGGGGGCGGGGAGGCCGCCGAGGCCGTTGACGAGGTCGGTGGCCGTCTGAACCATCGTCCGCATCACGCCGTTCGCCTGCGAACCGGCGCCGATCAGGGTCGTCTCCAGCGACCCGCGCAGCGACTCCAGGTCGCCGGCCAGGTTGTCGAGCTTCTCGGCGGCGAGGTCCGCCGCGTACCCCTGGTCGGTGACGTTCTCGGTCCACCGGCCGACCGCCTCGGCGCCGCCCTCCATGAGGATCGTCGCGCCACGGACCGCGTCGGCGCCGAACAGGGTGGAGAGGGCGGTAGCGCGCTGCTCGTCGGACAGGCTCCCGAGCCGGTCCTGGAGCTGCTCGGCGACGCTCGCGATCCCGGTGAAAGCGCCCTCCGAGTCGAAGAACTGGAGGTTCAGTTCGTGCATCATCGACGCCGCCTCGACCGACTGCGGCACGAGGCGTTGCAGCATCGTCTTGAACGACGTGCCGGCGTCGGACCCGTTGAGGCCCGCCTGGGAGAACATGGCGAGGATGCCGCTCGTCTCCTCGATGGTCAGCCCGAACTGGTCGGCGACAAGGCCCGACTGCTGGAGGGCCATGCCGATGTCCTCCACGTCGGCGGCGCTCTTGTTCGCCGCGGCGGCGAGGGTGTCGGCGATGCGGGGCACATCGGAACCGGCGAGGCCGAACGTGTTCATCCCCGCCGCGGCGATCTCGGCGGCCCTGGCGAGGCTCAGGTTCCCGGCGGCGGCGAGGTTCAGCGCGCCGGTCAGGCCGCCGCCGAGGATGTCCGCGGTGGACACGCCGGCCTTCGCCAGTTCGGTGGCGCCCTGAGCGGCCTCACCGGCGGAGAACACGGTCGCCGCGCCGGCCTCCAGCACCGCGGCCCGCAGCCGGCCCATTTCCGACGACGACGCCCCCGATACGGCGCCCAGCTCGGAAAGCTGCCGCTCGAACTGGGCGGACGCGTTCACCGCCAACCCGAACCCGGCGACCATCGCCCCGCCGACGACCATCGCCCCCTGGCCGAGTTGTTGCATGTTGGCGCGGGACTTGGTGACCGCCTGCTCCTGCTCGGTGCGGAACCGTCGGGTCGTGTCCGACGACCGCTTCATCCCCTGCTCGTAGTTGGAGGTGTCGGCCCGCAACGCGATGTCGATGTTTCTCCATGCCATTTCGGGTGATCACCTCCTTCGCGTATCTGCGAGGGTGCTGCGAGCCTCTTACGATGCGTGTCCGTGTCGAACCGTCGAGCGCCGTCCACCAACCCGTGGCTGGTGGTGATCGTCTGCCTGGCCGTGGTGATCGCCGCCGCGATGTGGCAGCGGGCGCAGACCGACGCACGGGTTCACGACGAGGTGTGCGAGATCACCTCCGACTGCTGAACGGCTACTCGTCGTCCTCCGGGCGGCGGCGTCTCAGGAACACCTTCGGCGGCACCCTTCGCTCCTCGTCCCGCAGTTCCTCGGCGAGCGCGTAACGGAGGCGGCACCCCTCGCATTCGACGGCGTCGGCGACGAACGGGGGGTCCGGCAGAGGCCGCCCGGTGACCGGGTCGCGGAGCATGTCGTCGTGCGCGCTACACGACGGGCAGCGGGTCCGCTTGTCGATCAGCCAGGCGAGCGACTTCGCCCGCTCAAGCTCCGGCCAGTCAAGCCACTCCCGATGCTGGATGCGCAGTTCGCCGAAACAGAGGTCGAGTTCGAGGCGAAAGTCGTCGTCCTCCCTCAGTCTTTTCCCAGGTCACCGACACTGGTGTTGACCTTGGACAGCGCCTCGGCGTTCTGGAACAGCAGGTCGAGGTCACCTTCCGGCCACGCCCGAGACGCCCACATCTGCTCCGCCTCAGCCGGATGAAGCGAGTCGGCAACCTCGCCGTCGCCGAACTCGATACGCGCCACAGCGGCCGCCACAAGGGCGGCCGGGAACGTGTCCGTGTTGTATCGCAGCGGAGCCGGGACCGCCTTGCCGTTCCCGACGGCGGCGAGAGCCTCGGCCATCGCCCGCTTGTACTCGGCCTTCTGCTGGTCAGTCGGCGGGTGCTCCGCCTCCAACGCGTCCCAGACCTTCGGGTCGACCGGCTCGAGAGTAAACCGGATCAGCCGGCCCTTCAACATCGCCTGGAAGGCCGCCAACTCGGCTTCGGCGTCGGCGACCTCAACCGGGTTGACCGGAACCCCTCGCGGCGGGTTCTGCGCCCGCAGGACCCGTCCCTGAAGGACGCGCAGACGGTCAGCGTCCGCCGGGTTCTCGGCGAACGCGACGATCTCCTGGCGGACCGGCCGGTTGAGGAGGCGGGCGACGACCTCGTCGCGCCCGCTCACGCTGCGACGGTGCCGTCGAGGGTCGGGACCTGCGGCGCGAAGTTCACCCGGAACTGCGCCGGCCCGTTCAGCGCTCGCAGCTTCGTCCGCGTCGAGATGCGCGCCGGCCAGGTGTCGATGTCGTTGCCGGCGGCGATCGCTGCGGACGGCGACGCGGCCTCCACGAACGACACCCACACCGACAGGCCCGGGTCCGACGCGTCGTAGATCACCGTGCTCGCCGTGCCCCGCCAGAACTCCAGCGACGACTCGGCGTAGGTCTCCTCACCGGGGATCGTCCCTGTGCGGTAGGAGAGCGCGTCGGGGGTCGGGTCGTTGGCGACGTTGACCTCCCAGCCGTTGATCCCGTCGGCGGCGAGCGCCTCGTCGTTCTCGACGCCGCGGAGGTCGACACCGGCGGCCAACTCGGCGATGGTCGGGGCTTCCAGGTCGGCGGGGGCGACGGTCATCATGATCACCCGGAGGCGGCCGTCGCGGAGCGAGTAGCGGGACATGGGTCAGCCCTCCTTGGGGCGATCGTCGGGCAGGGACGGCATCGGCGGGGGGTAGTCGACGGCTTCGACGAGAGCCTCGGCGACGGCCGCCTTGGTGGAGCCGCGGGTCCGGGTCACCCCGGCGGCTGCGGCTGCCACTTCCAGCTGGTCGCGCTTGAGGTCGCCGACTTCGACGAAGCCTCGGGACTGGTACTTGGTGGTGAACGAGGATCGGAGCGTCCGGAAGGTGCGCTCCGGGTTGTCGGGGTGGGCTATGACGACGGTGTCGGCCATCAGGAGTCCTCGGCGATGCGCTCAGCATCGAGTTCGTCAGCGCACGCCTGGGCGTGCTTGGCGATGATGCGCAGCGTCCGAACGAGGCGCGTCGTGTCGCTCCCCACTCGGATCGACACATCGGTGTTGGTGTAGGACACGACGGGCCTCCTCATGGACGGTCAGACGTGGGACAATGGAGGACGTGTGGGACGACGAGACGCCCCGGTGGGAGTTGGAGGCACGACTGGTGACGGCGCTCAGCCTCCACGCACGGGTGTCATGGGACAACGAGCCGACGTACTGCTGGGAGTGCATGCAGGCTTGGCCGTGCGACACGGTCCGCGCCCTGAACGGCGTTCCGTTGTCCGAGCCGCGCCTAGCGGTTAGGCCGGGGTCGTGCGCAGCACGTAGCGGTCGCCGATGGAGACCAGCGCCCCCTCACGGATCGGAGCGCCCTGCGCGTACTCGTCCCGCTCGAACACCACCACCCCATCGACGGTGATCGGGTTCACGTAGGCGCCGTTCCCGTTCCGGCCGAGGATCGCGGCGCGGACCTTGTCGGCCATCCACTCCGCCTGCCACCGGTCCTTCCCGACCGACGACACCTGGTAGACGCGGTCCACGTCGGCATGCGGCCACTGCGCCGGCCCGTCCGACGAACCCCCTGGGATCGGGTACACCACGGCGAACGGTTCCACGCCGGCCGGGGGGCGGTCGAGGTCGCCGACGGGGCGGGTGGTGGCAGCGGCGAGCATGTCGATCAGCGCCTGCGTCACCTTCCGCCGGTCGTTCACGGCAGCCCCAGCTCGCCGACGGCTTCGGCGAAGTCGTCCCACACGGCATCGGCAGCAGGCCCCCAATGCGGACGGGGAGGCTGGTCGATCTTCGCTCCCCGCTTGTCGGTCCCGTGGAACCCCTGCTCCGACCGGAACCCGCCCGGATGGTGCGTCCCCACCGTCGCCCCCACGAACTTCGCCCGGATCGGCTGGATGCCCATCGAACCGTGGTAGTCCGGCATCCCCGGGTCCGAGCCGAGCGCCTGCCGGGCGTTCCCCTCCACCTCGCCGAGCAGGCGCTGCGCGTACGCCCCGACCAGGCCGACGGCGCCGCTCTTCGCCTTGGAAGCCAGCCCGGCGATGTCCCGGGCGACCTCGTCGGCCGACGCCATCAGGCCCCCGGGATGCGGATCACCGCAACCGTCAGCGACGTGACCCCCGAGTAGGACACGTCGGCGAGACCGCCGGCACCGGCGAACCGGCCCGGGTCGAACGGGCCGATCATCCGTTCCTGCCCCGCCGGCACCGCCACGGCGATGTTCACGTCCGTCCCGTAGTCCGACGGCCGCTTCGAGTCCACCGTCACCGTGATCGACCCTCCGGAGCCGTTCACCACGTGGAGGAACGTGTCGGGCCGCGGCCGGAACTTGTCGCCACCACCCGCCGCCGTCGTGTAGGCGGGGCTCAGGCCGGTGAGGGAGACGTTCTGGGTTGCGAGGGTCGCCATCGGAGGCTCCTTGTCAGACTCGGGGGCCGCGCTCGGCCTCGTACAGCGACAGACGCCGGGCGACGGTCTTCGACACACGCTCGACGCCGACAACGACCAACGGCCGGTCGATCAGCGACTCGTCTCCATCCGGCCCCACCGCTGTCACGGTCACCACGTCGCCACGCTCGACCACCGGTGCCGAGAGGGGGATGCGGCAGTCGTACTCCACCGGGTACACCGCGGCACCGCCCTGCTCCTCGTCGCGGCTCTGACGCGTCCGGGACGCCGCCACGAACAGGCACGGCCCCGTGTATACAGTCGTCGTGTCCGGGGCTGGCGGTTCGAGGGCGCCGGTCTCCTCGTTGCGTACGTCGTCGCCGACGCCTTCGCGGTCGCGGGTGATCGTGCAGGCGTCGAGCATCTCGGCTTCGACGAGAGCGCGGAGGTCGGCGAGGTCGGTCACGGCGCCACCGGCAGCATGAACCGGGCGAGCAGCTCGGCCTCGTCGAACCGCAGCCCGTCGGTGGCGGTGGTGTCGTAGGTGACGGAGTAGTCGGCGACCGACTTCGCCTTCACCGCTCCGGACGGTGCCGGGTCGCCGGAGCGGAGCATCCGGTAGGCGATGCGGCACACGACGCCGACCAACTCGGCAGGCACATCTTCGTAGCCGTGCGAGTAGGTGACGGTCACGATCCGGCCGCCGGTCGGCCACCTTCCCGGCCGCCACAGCCCTCCGGCCGTGTCCCACGTGTACTCGCCGGCCAGCAAGGACCGCCCGTCGACCGCGACGGCGGTCACGTCGACCACGGGAAGCTGCGGGAGTTGCAGCCTGCGGCGGCCGTAGGAGTCGAGGGTGGCCGTGTCGCCCTCGACAAGCTCGATGGTCTGACCGGTGACGGCCTTGACGATGGCGTCGGCTTCGGCCAGGTACACCTCGGCCCGGTCGGTGTCGGTGATCGTGAACCGGGCTTGGAGGTCGGCGAGGGAGGCGAGCATGTCAGTCGTCCCCCTCGAAGGTCATGGAGCACTGACAGTTGGCGTTGTTGTCGGCGCCGCCGATCGGGTCGCCCGGGTAGTCCATCCCGTTGCCGAACCGGGAGCCGAGCGGGACGGCGGAGCCGTTCATCGCCGCGTGCTTCGCCCGGGGGTTCCCGGAGTTCACCACCCAACGCTTCACACCGCGGCCCGCCTGGCGGGCGCCGATGAGCGACCCGAAGTTCGACGTGGTCGTCACCGACGACGACGCCACCTGATCCAGCCGGACGCCGAGCAGCACGCCGAGCACTCGGGCCAGTTCGGCGTCCGGCTCGTCGGCTGTCAGCGCCTCGTCGAGCGCCGCCTCGGTGGTGCCGTTGATGTTCTCGGCCGACAGGCCAGCGGACGAGATGAGGAACCCGTCGAGGTCGCCGGGGTTCAGCCGGTCGCCTGCTTCGTCGGCGGCGAAGTCGACGGCGGTGAGCTTGTTACGGAGCAGCAGCCGGTCCCGCAGGACCCCATCCCAGCGGGACCGGTCGAACACGCTGCCCACCGTCGTCGCGCCGGTCGCCTCGTGGAGCGACGTGACGGTGACGGCGATGTCCTCGAACACCTCCCCCAAGTCGGCGCGGTGGGCGGCGACGTAGGGGGCGCGGCGTTCGAGGTAGCCCATCTACTTCTTGTCGGGGGCCTTGCCGGCCTTGGCGACGCCGTCCTTCACGACGGCCGCGGGGGCGTCGGGGTCGGACAGCGAGTTCGCCTCCGCCATCGCCGGGTCGTTCCGCTCGCCGGTGAACTCGCCGGAGTTGGCCTTCTCGCGCTCCTCGACCACGTCGCGGCCGAGGTTGCCGGCCTCAGCGGCCTTCGGGCCGCCGGCCAGGTTCTGGCCCTTCTCGTCGGCGTCGTCGGCGACGACACCGGCGGCGGGCTGGAGCGGGGCGAACGGCGACGCGGGGGACCGCTCGTCCTCGGGGGGGTACATGTGGGGCATCGGGCTTCTCCTTGGGAGGTTCGACGACGACAGCGCCATCAGGCGGCCGGGTCGGGAGGCAGGGGGATGTTGCGGCGCTCGCCCGGCCCGCTGGTCGCCTGCTCCATCACCTCGTCCACCGGCTGCAACAGGTGGGCGTGGGTGGCGACGAGCGGGTCGTCCGCCGAGATGAGCCGCCCCGCCGGGTACACCCGCGGGAAGCCCTCGTGTGGGACGGCGAACGACTCGCGGACGCGGTAGGCGGCGGGCTTGAAAGCGGACCGGGCCATGAGCACCCTCCAGGGTCAGGTGACGTTGAGGAGCCGGAACGCCGCGGTGTTCACCACGTCGGCGCCGTTCCGGTAGTAGGCGAACCAGCCGCGCTGGCCGGTCGGCCGGCGGTTGGCGCCCATCAGGTGGGGGATGAACTCGACGGTCATGCCGACCCGGTCGGCGATCACGTAGTTCGAGAAGTCCCCGAACAGCAGCACGTAGTTGTCGCTGGCGGCGGTGATCGTGCCGTCCATCGCCTCCGCCTCGTACACCGGCTTGCCGATCAGCCCGTCGGGCCGGTCCTGGCCGAGGGTGGCCCACAGGCCGGCGCCGCCCTGGGTGTCGAACTGGCGGGCGAGGGAGTAGATGCTGTTGTTCGACAGCCACGACGCCCTCGCCCGGTACCGGGCGGGGAGGGCGTTGTACAGCCGGTACAGGTCGCCGATGGCGAAGGTGTCGGTCGTGGTCGAGTCGACGGTGCGGTCCGGGGAGCCGCCGTCGGTCGCCGAGATCGCCGACAGCACCCCCACCGGCTGGTTGGACGCGGCGACGCCGGTGACGAACACCTGCGACTCCAGGTCCTCTCGGCCCTGCGCGAGGAGCCGGCCGACCTCGTCCGCGACGTTCGCGGCGTCCATGTACGCCTCAAGCGAGATCGGGACGAAGCCGCGGGCGGTGCGGATCGTGATCGACGGCTGAGCGAAGGTCGGGGTGTCGTCCGACACCTCCGCCGCCTCCGCGTCGTACGACCACGACACGGCGCCGGCCGACACGCCGTTCCACACGTCGCCGGTGGCGACGACGGTCCGGGCGATCTGCCGGACCTGGTTGAACGACCCGTCGGAGGTGATGATCACCGTCGGGTCGAGCTGGAACGGGACGAGGAACCCGCCGGCCGCGTCGGTGAGCGACATGGCCCGGTCGACGGCGGCCCGCTCCTCCTCGTTGAGCACCTCGGAGCGGCCCTGGGAGCGGGCGAGCTTCGTGAACGCCCGCAGGTACGCCGGGGACGACGTGGCGAGCACCAGCTCGGACAGCTCGCCCTTCTCGTTGTCCCACCGCTCGATGATCTGCGTCGCGCCCTCGCGACGCCGATCGGTGGTGCCCTGCATCTTCTCGATGGCGGACTTGGCGCGGGCGCGCAGCTCGGCGCCCCGGGCGGTCGGGGTGAGACCCATGCGCATCTCGGAGATGTCCCACGGGTTGTTGAACCGGCCCTCCTCGATGGAGTCCGGCTCGCCGAGAGGGTCGGCGTCGAAGTCGTCGGAGCCGCGCTCGGTGCGGCCCCCGCGGGCGGCGGTCGCCGACACCCGCTCCCGCTTGACGCGGAGGAGGTCGGCCTGCCGCTCCAGGCGGCGCTTCTCGGCGGTCAGCTCGTCGAACTCGGCGGTCAGCTCGCCCCAGCGCTTCTCGTCCTCGTCGAGCAGCGACCCCTCCTTCTCGGCGCGGACGTTGAGCCGCTCCAGGTGGTCGCCGATGTCGTCGAGTCGGCCGCAGATCTGCTTGTAGGTCAACGTGGGCCTGGTGTCCGTTTCGGACATGTCACACCTCTCCGTGTGCGGTCGCCTCGTACTCTTCGCCATTCGCGTCGGGCGTCGGCTGACAACCGGCGGAACTCGCGGGTGAGGCGGGGGCGCGGGGGGTGCGACGGGTGCCCTTCGTCGGGCGGCGCGTCGGCTGCTGATTCGCGACGAGTGGCCTCGGGGGCCGGCGCGTCGGGTGCCGGAGCCTCCGGCGGGGGCGGCGTAGCACCGCGGGTGGTGCCTTCGAGCAGCTTGGCGCGCTGCTCGGGTGGGGTGTTCTGCCAGAGGCGGAACGCGTCCCTCGACCGGATGCCGAGGGTGGTCGCCTCGTAGGCCGGGTAGGTGACCGGGCCGAACTCGTACAGCCTGATCTCCTTGATCGTCCGTTCCGGGAGCCGATCGGGGTTGTCGGCCGTGGCGGCCTTCGGTTCGTTCCACTCCTCGCGAACGACCGAGAACCGGAACGACTGGCCGTAGAGGGCGCCGTCGTCGATGAGGGCGCGCAGGTCCCGGTTGTAGGACGTGTCCGACAGGGGGACCTCGGCGTACATGCCGCGGCTCCGGGGTTCCATCAGCGACGGGCGGCCGAGGGGCTTGTCGCCGATCTGGGGGTCGAAGCCGTGGTTGAACAGGACGACGACCCGGTCGCCGCGCTCCTCCAGCGTCTTGCTCACCGCACCGGAGGAGACGCGTTCCAGGAACCGGCCTTCCCACGAGTCGATCTCGGTCCACGCGTTGAAGACGATCGGGTAGCCGACCATTGTCCCCAAGCCCTGCTCGTCGTCGCCGTCGGCGCGCAGCAGGCCGGCGACGACGGCGTCCCCGTCGACGCGGGCGACGCGCAGCGGCGTCGATCGGATGAGGTCGTCGCGGGGCGCGTCGGGCATCAGGGCGGTTCCCCTCGGGAGATGAACGGGGTCGTGCTAAGCGGCCGGTGCGGCCGGTTGGGCGGCGTCGCTGCCCGGCTCCTTGAGCTGCACCGACACCTTGCCGGTGTGCTTGAGGAGCGAGAAGTCCTCGGCCAGCACCGCCTTGACGACGGAGTCCGGGTCGAAGCCTTCCTGCACCAGCGCCCGGATCGTTTCAGCCCGGGTCTGCTGAATCCTCGCCGCCGCCTCCTGATCCTCTTGGAGGGCGGGGATGTCACGGTCGTCGTACCAGAGCCGCGCCCGCTCCGGGACGCTCACCACGGTTGACAAGGCGGCGGAGCAGGAGCGCCACAGCGGCCGGATCGTCATGTCGGCGAACCGGCGCTTCGCCTGCCCGTAGTTCGAGTACGTCGCCGACTCCAACCCCTCGGACAGGCCGACGATGATCGGCGGCGTCCCCGCCGCGGCGGCGATGCGAGTCTCCCCGGCGGCCTGGATCGACCGGTAGTCCATGTCCTTGAAGCTCGACCCGACCACCGTGGCGTCGGCGCCGCCGCCGAGGTACAGCGTCTTCCACGCGTTGATGAAGCTGCGGTGCTCCCCTTCGAGCATCGCCTTGAACTTCTCGGCCTTCTCGGGGGCGATGCTGGCGTCGAACTTGACGACCATGTTCGGGGTGGCGGCGTGGTCGAAGAACGCGATCTTGTGGTCCGTCGACGCCGAATCTCCCCGCACCTCCCGCAGGACCGGGGTCATCCACGACATGCCCCGGTACGTCGCCGTCGGGTCGGGGATCGGCGCCCAGTGGGCGACTTCCTCGCGGGCCATCACGATCGGGTCGCGTCCCGACCCGGGGCCGCCCGGCTCGTACAGGTAGCCGACCACCTCAGAGTTGATGAGGTCGTCGTTCGACCCGAGGATGATCGTCGTCCAGTCGGGTCGGAGCCGTTCAAGGGCGGCCGTCCGCGCTGTCGGGTCGGTGCGGCGGATGTAGGCGTTGCCGGCGAGGTCAACATCTTGGATCATGCGGGCCAGCAGTTCGCCGGTAGAGCCGTTCACCCACGGCGTTTCGAGCAGCAGCAGTTCCGGCGTCCAGAACAGATCCTGCGGCCGGCCGGCGCGGAGCTGCTGCCACATGAACCGGGCTTCGGTGAACACCATGAGCCTGGCCGCCTGCACGGCGAACACGACCCCGTTGCGCTTGTAGATCGACGACACCCGGCCGGCGAACCCGTCGTCGGACTTCTCGCCCGGCTTCCCGTAGGTCTGGATGGGCTGGCCGGTGTAACCGGCGCCGCCGAAGTACAGCGACGCGGTCACGTCCTGCGCGTAGTCCTCCAACGAGTACCGCTGCTCATCGCCGCCGCTGGAGCGCAGCCGCTGGAGGAGGTTCACCCCGGTCAGCTACGGCGTCAACGACAGCCGGGTCGGGACACCGGACCGGGGGTCGTCCGACAGGACTTCGATGTCGGCGCCGGGGCCGAGGATCAGCGCCTTCCGGCCGGGGAACACGTCGGCGAGCCGCTCGCGGAGGTGCCACGCCTCCTCCGGCGACGGCCGGTGAGGCAGGCGGACGACGAGAACGTCACCCGGGTCGAGATGGAGGCGTCGAACGTCCTCTAGTTCGATGGTCACGGTCACCTCCAACGTCGACGAGCAGCAGACCACCGGCACCAGCACCGACCCCGGCGACGATCAGCGCCGCAGGGACGGACCACATCGCGACGCCAGCCACCACGGCCGCCGCGCCGACGGCGACGAGCGCGACGGCGGCGATCAGCCGAACGCGAACCACGGGTCGCTCGCCTCCCCGGCCGTCCGCCACAGGTAGTAGGCAATGGTCGCTGCCACCAGCGGCGAGATGTCCACCTCCGAATCCCGCCGCGACCACTTCCACGCGTCGCCCGACTGCCGGCGGCGCGCCCCCACCACTGCCAGGTTCAGCGCCTGCTGGTCCCGGTGGACGAACTGTCGTTCCACCACCGCGTCGACCAGGTCGGCGCACGCCCTCTGCGAACGGGGGCCGTCCAACAGCACCACGTCGACGTTCGGGTCGTCCGGGTCGGCGCCGACGGTCAGGCCGGCGTCGATCAGGTCGTTGACGAGCACACCGGCCGGCCCGGCGGGGTCCAACCCGACCGCCTTCGGACGGTGACGCGCCCGGAGTTCCAACAGCCGGGGGACCACCCACGCGGTTCCCCGGCGGTG